AGACCCGTCAAGGCGCTGCAATGCTGGGGAGTCTTACGGGAAGGTTATCGGCTTTAGACACCGTGACCATTAACCGCCCTGACGGGTTTCTTTCTGCCCACACAATTTTATCGGGGTCTCGTCTAAAATCTAGGACGCCGGGTAGTGGACTCGGAAATGCAGAGGATGAAGTCTCTAAACCCCGACCAATTTGGGAAGTCACCCTAATGACACATACGAAAGCGAGGGAACTATGCGTAACTAGCGTTTAAACAATCATTCATACTTCGGAGGCCGGGCTACTTCATTCTCCCGGCCTCTTTTGCTTTTGCGCACTGTCTAATAGAGCGCAGGGTAGAGAAATGGCATCTCGTCAGGCTCATAACCTGAAGTTACGGGTTCGACTCCCGTCCCCGCTACCATTATCATGAATGTCTATACCTATTTCGACAGCAGCGAGCACGCCGACAGCAACCAGCCGATGCTGCTCCGGCTCTGGGTTCGGTCTTGGTCCGCGCGCGGATGGAGTCCTCGAATTCTTACCGTCCGAAACGCCGAGCGCCACCCATCCTTTTCTAAACTCAAACATGACCATCGGGAGATGCCGAGGCTGGCCCAAGAGACCGCTAAGGTAAAGTGGTTGTGTCCGATGTCCACAATGAACTTCGGCATGACTCCCGGACAATACCGCCGACTAGGGTTGCCGAAGGTCCGACACTTCCTCGACAATCTCGACCCTGACCCGCACATTCACCCCCTTGTGGATTTTCCCAACGTTCATGACGCAGACGTAATCGAGCACTGCGGGCGACCGCTCTAACACAGTGCTGCCGCCAGGACCAGAAAAGGTGTTAGCCGCGACGGTGGCTCGGCTCATGCACGCCGGGCAGAAGCGCGACGCCGCGCTCGCTGTCGCCGAAGCGTGCAAGATACCGCTCAAGCTGTCCGACGATAACCCGGCAAAATATCTGCCGGTGTTGCAAAACTACCTGCACGCGCTGCTCGAAGACGACAACGCCGAAGAGGCGGCGCAGATGCTTTGGACCCCCAGCCTTTTCAATCCCGAGCCGCAGTCCACGCGGGACATCTGGAAACTCTACGCCGAGAGTAACCAGGGTCTTATCATGGGCGCGGGCAGCATGAGCAAGTCCTACAGCATGGGCGTCCGGTTGTTTTTGGAATACTGCCGGGACCCGGAATACACCGCCGTGCGAGTCGTCGGCCCGAGCGAGGACCATTTGGAAACCAACCTTTTTTCGCACCTTGTCCGGCTACACGACATGGCCACGCTGCCGATGCCTGGAGAGATTGGGGAACTATTCATTGGAAAGTCCCGGCGTAACCAAGTTGGCGCAATCAAAGGGTTAGTAATTCCCGTGGGCAAGACAAAGAAGGCCGGGCGCATTCAAGGAACGAAGCGGGTTCCACGACCGGTCCCGCACTACAAGTTTGGTGCGCTCACGCGGTTGTTCATTTTCATTGACGAAATCGAAAACGTCCCGGCGGGTGTCTGGGGCGACATCGACAACGTGCTCAGCCAGATTGAAAAAGACGGAGAAGTTGGAGGGTTCAAAATCTTTGGCGCATACAATCCACGCAATCAGCGAGACGAAGTCGGCCAGCGCGCGGAGCCGCCATTCGGCTGGGAGACCTTCGACGTGGACAAGCATTTTCGCTGGCGGTCCACGCGTGGGTGGAACGTGCTCCGGCTCGACGGCGAGCGCTCGGAAAACGTCGTCGCCGACAAAATCGTTTACCAGGGTCTTCAAACCCGCGCCGGACTTGAAGCCATCGCGCTGAATGCAGGCGGGCGCAACAGCCCAGGCTATTTTACGATGGGGCGGGGCGCATATCCGCCGCAGGGCATCGAGTTGGCCGTTATTCCACCGGGTCTTCTTAATAAAATGCGCGGGGAATTTATCTGGCTCGACAAGCCGGTGCCCGTGGCCGCGTGCGACTTGGCGCTTGAAGGCGGCGCTGGCGCGGTTTACACACTCGGACTCTGGGGCCAAGCTACGGGGGTCAAGTTGCCGCCTTCGATGGAGTTTCCGCATGGACGCACCATAATGTTTCGCGACAGCAGCGCCAGCCGGACAGTAACCCGGTGGGGACTACAAGCGACGCAGCAGTTCACGCTGCCGAAGGGCGACACCGTGGCGATGGCGACCAAGTTGATTGAAGTGAACAAGCGCGCGGGAGTCAAGCCGGAGTTTTTTGCGTGTGACCGGACGGGAAATGGCGCTGGCGTGGCCGACATTATGCGCAACGATTGGTCTGCGGCGATTCACGACATCAACTATTCTAACAGTCCAAGCGAAACCAAACTAATGTCAGAAGACAGCAGGACGTGCGCGGAAGAGTTCGACCGGATTTGCTGTGAGTTGTGGTTCGGCCTGCGCAACTATGGTGAGTTTGGTTACCTGTTGCTGCACCCCCAGATGGACCTGAGCAAGCTGGCGATTCAAGTCACGCAGCGGCGCTACAAGTCATCCGGCAAGAAGAAAAAAGTCGAGAGCAAAAAGGATTATGGCAGCCGGGGGCACGAGTCTCCGGACGAAGGCGACAGCTTGTGTCTTTTCGTGTTCGCCGGGCGCAAGGGTTCCGGCGTGATACTGAGTATGAAGGGTGACGACACGGGCATCCCCGGACTTGAAGAACTCGACGGGTGGGCCGACGAACGACAGTTAAAGGGCGGCGCGTATATTGATTTCACTAACAGGACAGACTACCTCGAAAACGCAGGAGAACCCATAATGTGAAAAAGCGAATCAATGTCAATTTGTATCCTCGCGAGGGATATTTTTTCAAGGAGTCAGACGGCACCATTATCAGGTCCGATAGCTGGCTGCACGTAATGGCCAAGGTGTCCACGTATCGAAAGAATGCCGGGTATCCGATTGGCGACGTGGAGTCTGAAGTCGCGCAGCAAGCGTGCTCGCGAAATCCGTCCCATTGTGCCACCATCAACGACGCTACCGAGCGCCAGACACTTATCACCAGCCTGAAGACCCGCGTGCTCAAGTATATGTCTTTTCTTCGCGGGCTGGGTCCCCGTATCCCGTGGGTAGATGCCGCTGCCGCGAACCGGCGCGCAACGATTTGCGCCTCGTGCCCACACAACACGTCCCTGCCGGAAGGCTGCGGCTCGTGTCGTGCCGCGTTAGTGGCCATGCGTGTCGAAGTGCTTGGCCGGGGGCGCGCCCAGGATGGCCGGGTGCATGGCTGCGCGATACTCGGGGAAGACCTTCCGACGAGTTGCCATGTTGACCACGATGTAGTAGAAAACGACCAATTGCCAGACCATTGTTGGCGCAAACGAAGACCCCCTGCATGAAATTTCCAAACCCAATACGTTTTTTCGTCGCGATGCTGCGCACCGGCTACGCCCGGCTGCGGGGCTATCGCATACTTGTGAACCACGCGGAAGAAATCCATCGCTGGCGTCGCTGTGAACTTTGTCCCCACCGAATCAAGGGGCCGGAACTTATCGGGGACCAGTGCGGGCTTTGTGGATGCCTGCTCGACGCCAAGGTGTTGCTTACGATGGAACAGTGCCCGGACAACCGCTGGAAACGGATTTGGCGGAAGGGACCTAACTAACGCACTGTTTAAAGACGACGCGCTATGCCTATTGACCAGAGCTACCAAACCGCAGGGACCCTAAATCCACAGGGCGGACTAATCAACTCCCCGAATATCTCCAAGGATGGGGTGCCGGAGCAGCGCTCTATCACCGACATCGGCATGGCCCGCAACGTGACCCGGACCATCATCCAGGCGAACCGGCAGCGCCAAGTCGTGAACAGCCGAATCCTCGCGAAATACAACGCGGAGCGCCCACACGACAGTGCCCGGCTCGAAGCAGAGGGACTCGGGTGGAAACAGAACTTCACCACCAAGCCGTTGCCGCTCTGGATAGAAAAAGTTGCTCCCCGATTTTGTGAGGCCATCAACGGACTCAAGTATTTGACCGATGCGTCGCTGAGCAACAAGTGGGAGAAAGCGACCGAGAAGTCCGAGAAGTTTCGGGACGTTATCACCAAGACCATCCGCAACCGGCCCGGCTGGCGGACGCTGGTCGAGGATTTGTGCTTCGACAACTCTCTTTTTGGCCACTCGGTTGTTGCGTGGCTCGACGAGTTTACGTGGTTCCCAAAAGTCTTTGTCCAGTCCGAAAATTTTCTCCCCGATGGTTGCAAGCAGTTCGCGGCCAACGCGCAGTTCGTCGTGCTCAAGGAAATGTATCTTCCGCATGAACTCTTCGCTGAAATCAAAGACCGTGAAACCGCCGAGGCGCTTGGCTGGAATATCGAGAACACTATTCAAGCCATCAACACTGCCAGCCCTGCGCAAATCCGGGATTTGCTTAACATCGGCGGGACTATTGAAACGTGGTATCAGAACGCCATCCGAGAGCTAACGATTGGCGTGAGCTACATGGCGGGCGCTTCCGTCAACACCGT